TGCGAGTTCATCGTCAAAACTTTTGTCTGTTGATTATAACGCAGGTCAAGGTTCTATTAGAAATGGTCTAGTCTCAAGTGGGAAACTACGTGGATTCGATATGTACAAGTCAAACAACATTGCAAGCACAACTAATGCTGCTGGTAAATGTATTGCTGGTCATATGTCATCTACAGCTACTGCTCAGACGATTACAAGTACTGAAGTATTGCGTGATCCTGATTCATTCGGTGACATTGTACGAGGACTCCACGTTTATGGATCCAAAGTACTCCGTGCTGATGCATTAGTTTCTGCTTTCTATGGTATTGACTAAATAGATTTGGGAGGTGTAAAAGCCTCCCTTTCTTTTTTAGAGTACAAATTTTATTTTAAACGCAAACAAGGAGACATAATATGTCAAACCCAGTATTCAAAGTACGTGATACAGGGCGCAACTCAGCTCGAACAGTCGATGTTGGGCAAATTGCTGACAATATTTGCAACTCGTGGACTTCAGCTACTACAGGAACTATTGCAGTTACTGCTAACGCTACTTACGATGTTTCATTTACACAACCCGCTGATACTATTATCAGAAATCTTATTGCCATTCCAGCAGGTAACATTGTTACAGCAGGAGCTTCAGGTGATGATGTTGATTTTGATTTAGGTACTGCAGCAGGTGGTGGTCAAATTATTGATGAAAAAGCTATCTTAGACGATGGTGGATCAGCAGTAACTTGGACAGCAAACGCACCTTTGTATATTATTCAAAACTCACACGGACACGCAGCTAACGCTTTTGTAGGTACAGGAGTAACAGCAGGTGTAGTCGGTGGCCCCGCAACTTCAGAAGCTATTGTTATAGCATCTACTTTGTATAGTGCTGCTGCTCGTACACTTCACGCTCGTCTTAAGCCACTAGCAAACGATCTTGCTACGGCAGCTACAACAGTTACTTACTTAGTAGAGTTTTTACATCTTGGCTCAACCCCTGATTAAAAATGCCACAGTTAGGTAATGACAAAAATCCTATGATCCTAAATGGCTCTAGTAAGCCTAAAAGCACTAGAGTCTTAGGATTGTTAGGTAGCGCATATTCTGGCGAAGCAAAGCAGAAATACGCTGATAACTATGATCGTATATTTGGTAAAAAGAAAAAGGGTAAGTAATGGCTACAACGTATATGACATTAACAAATGAAGTTCTTAGAGAGCTTAACGAAGTTCAATTAACTTCTGCAAACTTTTCAGATGCTGTAGGAATACAGGCATTTGTAAAAGAATCCATTAATAAATCATTAAACGATATAGCTAATGAAGAACCACAATTACCTTTCTTTTCTGCAGGAGTTAGTGGCGGTACAGATCCATTTTACGGTAATGTTACAGTAGCATCAGTAGCAGGACAGCGTTGGTATACTCTCAAAGCAGATAGTTCTAGTATTACTACAGACTATTCTTCTATAGATTGGGATGATTTTTATATAACTACAATTAGTGTGTCAGGCGAATCTGCACCTTTTGTATCTAAAGGTTTAAAGTTTATATCTCTTTCAGATTGGACAAGGTATTTAAGAGATTCAGAAAATGCAGACGATGCTGATTCACAAAACTATGGAGAGCCTAAGTACGTAATTCGTAGTCCAGATCATCGTAAGTTTGGTCTTAGTCCTATACCAGATAAAGTATATAATGTACATTTCTATGCGTTCAGCGCACCTACAGAGCTTTCTGCACACGGAGATGCTATAGTCTTTCCAGATCAGTATGCTTCTGTTATCACAGCAAGAACACGATATTATGTACATCAGTTTAAAGAAAGTTTACAACAGGCAGCTTTTGCGTTAGATGATTATAAGAAAGGTATAAAAAGAATGAAATCTAATCTTATTAATCCACAACCTAAAGATATGTCAGACGATAGGATTTATTTCTAATGGCAGCTTCGCAACCCTTTTCAGTTGCGTTGCAAGGCGGTTTAGATAAGTCTAGTAATTCATTAGAGCTTTTACAAACTCCGGGAAAAGCAACAAGATTAAAAAATTTTGAAGTCTCTACAAAAGGTGGGTATAGGCGTATTAATGGCTATACACAGCTAGGTGACGGTACAAGACCTAATAGTTCTAATGAAATACTAGGTTTACACGTTTACGCAGACGGTGTTATAGCTTGTTCAGGAACTAATATATACTTTAGTCAAGATGGTGATAGTTGGTTACAGATTAATAAAGCTAGTGTTGATGCTGGTGGGGATAACTATACAGCCTTTACAGGGCGTAGTGCTTTAGCTAGAACATCACAAAGCAAAGCAAGTTTTGCAACCTTTGAAGGCAATACAGTATACGGTGAAGTTGTAATTACTGACGAAGGCTCTGGAGTAAAACCTTTTTATTTTAAAATGACAGGTACAGATTCTGATATAACAAACAGAACTTTTTTTGCTAAAGAAATAACAGTAAGCGGTACACACTATCCTAAGTTTTGTGTAATCCACGATAAACATTTAGTAGTTGCAGGCGCAGCTACAGCTTTGAACACTATCTTTTATAGTTCTACAAGTGATATAGAATCTTTTACAGGCGGGGGTTCGGGTAGTATTGTATTAGACGATCAAGTAGTTGGTCTTAAATCTTTCCGTGATGAACTTTTTATATTCTGTAAAAACTCTATATATAAGTTACAGAACATAAATAACTCAAGTACTATAGCTATTGTACCAGTTACTAAAAACGTAGGTTGTGTAGATGGTAAAACTATACAGGAATTTGCAGGTGACTTAATCTTCTTAGCTCCTGATGGTTTTAGAACCATTGCAGGTACTGCTAGAATTGGTGACGTTGAACTTGGAACTATTAGTAAAGCTATACAGCCTCTTATAAATGATATTTTTAGTAGTACAATTACTTCTGAATATAGCAGTGTAGTACTTAGAGATAAGTCTCAATATAGAATGTACTACAGTGCTTCAAATGCTTCAACAACTAATTCAAAAGGAATTATAGGAACTCTTACAGCTAGAGGTTTTGAATGGGCAGAAGTACAAGGAATACAAGCTCCTGCAGTAGCTTCTGGATTTAATTATTCAGGAAAAGAAAAAATATATCACGGAGACAGAGACGGATATATTTACAATCACGATACAGGAAATAGTTTTAATCCTGCAGGAACTGAAACAAACGTAGAAGCAGAATATCAATCTCCAGATTTTGATTACGGAGACTTTGGAACTTTAAAAACTTTAGATCACATTAAAGTTTCTGTATTTCCAGAAGGATCTGTAGAGCCAACACTTAGAGTTAGGTTTGATTATGATAGTACAGACAGACTTCAGCCAACAGATGTAGGAATAATATCAGCAACTCCTTCTATATTTGGAGATTCATCAGCAGTATTTGGTACAAGTACTTTTGGTGCGCCAGAACAACCTTTAGTAAGAGCTACATTAACAGGAAGTGGACATAGTAACTTCTTTAAAATATTTAGTAACGATACAAATGCTCCTTACACAGTAAATGGCTTATACGTAAATTACAGACCATCGGGAAGACAATAACAATAAAGAGAGAATTAAATTATGGCTCAAACATATACTAGACAAAGTTCGATAGCTGATGGGGATACTATCACCGCTGCGTTGTTCAATAACGAATATAATCAACTCTTAAATGCGTTTGCTTACAGCTCAAGCAGTGCTTCATCTACAGGACACAGACACGATGGCTCTACTGCACAAGGTGGTAATATTCATACTATTGGTGATTTAGATTTTTTAAATAAAATAGTTGTAGACAGTACTAACAATCGTTGGGGAGTCTTTGTAGAAGTATCTAGTGCAGCCGTAGAACAAGTAAGAATCTCTGATGGTGTAGTATCTCCTGTTACAGACAGTGACGTTGATCTTGGTACAAGCTCGTTATATTTTAAAAATGCTTACATAGATGCTATTACTACTACAGGTAACGTAGCTGTAGGTGGTAATTTAACTGTTACAGGTACTACGACATTTAACGGCGGTACACTGACTCTTGGTGATTCTGCTGCAGACAACGTAGTCTTTGGTGCAGATGTTGACTCTAATATTATACCTGACGATGATGGTGCGTATGATCTAGGTAGCTCTTCACAGGAATGGAGAGATATATACATAGACGGTACAGCACACATTGATACGCTAGACGTAGATGTAAACGCTACCGTTGCAGGTACACTTGGAGTAACTGGCATAGCTACTTTTACTGATGATATTATTATTGGTGATGGTAAAACTATCGGTTCTGCTTCAGATGTTGACGCTATAACAATAGCAGCTAATGGTCAGCTTACACTTACACAAACACTTATTGGTACAGCGTTAGACATTAGCGGTGACATTGATGTAGATGGTACAACTAATCTAGATGTAGTCGATATTGACGGAGCTGTAGATATGGCTAGTACGCTTGCGGTTGCAGGAGTATTAACAGGAGCTTCTTTAGATATTTCAGGTGACATTGATATTGATGGTACATCTAACCTTGACATTGTAGACATAGATGGAGCTGTAGATATGGCTACGACACTTGCAGTCGCAGGTAACGTAGACTTTAACGGTGATTTAGATGTTGACGGCACTACAAACCTAGACGTAGTAGACATAGATGGTGCTGTAGATATGGCCTCAACCCTGGCGGTTGCAGGTGTTTTAACAGGCGCATCTCTAGATATTAGTGGTGATATAGACATAGACGGTACGTCAAACTTAGACATAGTTGATATTGATGGTGCAGTTGATATGGCTACTACACTTACAGTTGGTGGTGAAATAACAGCAGCTAGTTTAGATATATCAGGCAACGTAGACATTGACGGTACACTTGAAACAGATGCACTATCTTTAAACGGTACAACAGTTACAGCTACTGCAGCAGACATAAATTTAATAGACGGCATAACTAACGGAACAGTTATAGCAAGTAAAGCAATCGTTACAGATGCTAACATAGACATAACTGGTGGTAGAAATATTACTATTAGTGGTGAGTTAGATGCTGCAACCTTAGACATATCAGGTGATGCAGACATAGACGGTACTTTAGAAGCCGATGCAATTACTGTAAATGGTACAGCTTTGGCAAGTGTTATTGCAGGAACTACAGTAACTAACGCTACAACTGCTGCAGTGGCTACAACAGTTACTATTACAGATAACGAAAGCACTAACGAAAACAACGCTATTGTCTTTACAGCAGGTGGAGACTTAGACGGTGGTAACTTAGGTTTAGAATCAGATGGTGATTTAAAATACAATCCAAGTACAGGTACTCTTTCTGCAACTAATATTTCAGTTAGTGGTACACTTAGTACTGTAGACTCAGTTACTATGAGTGCTAACAACGCTGTTGTATTTGAAGGTGCTACTGCTGATGCACACGAAACTACACTTACTATTGTAGATGCTACTGCTGATAGAACAATTACTTTACCTAACGTATCAGGTACAGTTCCTGTATTAGCTGCAGCAAGTAATACTCAGGTTACTTCTACTCCTGAAGAGCTTAATGCCTTAGACGGCATCACAGCCGTAGTAGGAGAGCTTAATGCTCTAGACATAGGTAGTACAGCAATAGGTACGGCAGTAGCTTCTAAAGCTGTTATATTGGACTCTAACAAAGATTATACAGGTATTAGAAACTTAACTATTACAGGTGAACTAGACGGTGCAACTCTAGATATTTCAGGAGATGCTGATATAGATGGTACTACTAACCTAGATGTCGTAGATATTGATGGTGCTGTAGATATGGCTTCTACATTAACATTAGCGGGTAATGCTGATTTTAATGGTGATCTTGATGTTGATGGAACTACAAATCTTGATGTTGTTGATATAGATGGAGCTGTTGATATGGCAAGCACATTAGCTGTTTCAGGATTACTTACTGCTAATGCAAACATCACTTTGGCTGGCACAACCCCAACACTAACAATAGGTGATGCTGGTGCAGAAGATACTAAAATCGTTTTTGATGGCAATGCGCAAGATTATTACATAGGTCTTGATGATTCTGCTGATAAAATGGTCATCGGT